CTTTATAGGTTGTTGGCATTTATTTCTCCTTAGTTACATTCCACCGAGCATCAACGCGGTTGGTGTTGGGTCTGTTGTAATGACTGCCCACGAAGCGGTAGTTCCGTCTGTGGTCAAATACTTTCCTGAGTTTCCTGTCTGGCTTGGTAGAGCATCTATTGCTGTCCAAGCAAGTCCTGATGCTGTTGCTGAACTTACTGTCAACACATAACCATTGGTTGATGCGACTGTAAGAATTGTTGAACTATCTGCACCTGTTCCAACAATCAAATCACCCTTGGCATTGGTATCAAGCCCAAGAGTTACGCTGCCTGATGTGCCTCCACCTTGGAGTCCATTGCCCGCAACAACTGCGGTTATATCTCCAGTAGATGTAAAGACTTGCCACGATGATGTGCCACCGTTCCAGACATACATGTTGCCATCGGAAGTGTCATAATAAATAACACCTGCGGTTAATGGGTTGCCATCATTGTCTACTGTTGGTGGTGTTGACTTTGGACCAAGGTAACGGTCATCAAAGGAGTCCCATGCAGCCTCTGCAGATGTAGCGCTAGATGCAGCGCTTGTAGCAGATGTTGCTGCTGCGGTTGCACTATTGGCTGCTGAGGTAGCAGAAGTGGCTGCATTGGTTTCTGATGTAGCAGCAGCACTTGCTGAATTAGAAGCACTTGTTGCACTGGTTGCAGCACTGGTAGCCGATGTTGCAGCACTTGATGCGGAGGTAGCAGCAGCACTAGCGCTATTGGCTGAGGCTGTTGCACTGTTGGCTGCGCTTGTGGCTGAAGTTGCTGCAGCAGTTGCTGAGTTAGCAGCGTTTGTTTCACTTGAAGCAGCAGCCGTTGCACTGGCTGCAGCACTGGTTGCATAGCCTGCGATTGTTGCTACGGATGCAGCAGCAGTTGTTGCAGAAGCAGCAGCGCTGGTTGCTGATGTGGCTGCAGCCGATGCGCTTGTAGCAGCGCTTGTAGCGCTGGTAGCAGCAGCAGTAGCAGAATTAGATGCGCTAGTCGCGCTTGTTGCAGCAGAGGTTGCACTCGTTGCTGCTGCGCTGGCACTACTAGCAGATGCTGTAGCACTATTCGCAGCAGATGTGGCTGATGTCGCTGCTGCTGTAGCAGAGTTAGAGGCTGAGGTAGCAGATGTTGCTGCTGCTGCAGCAGAGGCTGCTGCTTGTGCAACACCGCTACTAACGCCAGTGTCTACATAATTTTTAGTGGCTGCATCTTGTGCTGATGTTGGGTCGCCAAGACCAGTAATTTTATATGTTGCAGCAGCAAGGTTTGAGCCAAGAGTTTTATTAGATAAGGTTTGGCTGGCATCTGCAATAACTACAGTTCCTGAAGTATTTGGAAGTGTGATATTTCTATCTGCTGTTGGGTCCTCAACATTTAATGTTGTTTCAAAACCATTATCTGTTGCGCCTTCAAAATGCAGACCAGTAGAACCGATTGTTTTATTAGTGAGGGTTTGCTCTTTGGTTGTACCTACAATGACACCATCGCCAGTGGCAATACCGTGAACATGTGTTTGGTTAGCAGCAGTAAGGATTGCCTCGTCAATGTCATAGCCACGAGCAGCAATGTGGTTTTCTGATTCACGGAAGTCACGACCAGATACACCATGGCGAACCACCGCACCAGCAGAGTGGGCTACAGCCTGTGTATTGTCAGAGCCACGAGTGACAGTAAGAGTTGTGCTTGTACCGCTTGTGACTGTAATGACTTCTTCTTTAGAAGTGTCAGGGTCAACGATGAGCGTGTACGGAAATGATGTCGGGAATCCGCTAATGGATGCGACAATGAATGATGTGTATGACTGCCCCTGCGACTGTGCGGGGATAGATGCTTGGAGCGAGGTTTCTACTGCGGTTGAGGAGTAGTACCGCGCTGGTGAGCCTGGGTCGCCTGCTGCCATTTTCTACCTTATCTCTGATAGTGCGAACGGATTGGATGTTGACGGCGTTGGTTATTCGCCACTTCGTTTAAACGCTGCTGATAAATGTTGTACAAGAATCTGGCTGCGTTCTGCCCTGAACCTGTCGGGCGCACGCCATCAAGGATGTCTGCTGCTGCAGACTGAGGACCAAGGCGTGAAGGGTCCAAGAACGAAATCATGCGGAAGGCTGCGCCATAGATGGCAACATCCTCCGAATAAGATGGAAAGCCTGTTACTGTTTCGTACTCATCATTATCATTAACAAGTACTGTCGGGCGCTTGCTGTATGACACATGTACTGTTTGTCCAGGAACAATCTCTGAATAGATAGATAGACTCTTTGTTGTAGCAAAGGCATCTGAATCTGCAACTCTATCTAGTTGCCATGCACGAGCAGGAAACCACTCTTTGGATGGACCTACTGTTGAGTAGGTTACAGATAAAACATTTTGTACTGCAGCAGGAATCTGATAAGAATACTGTGCTGCTACATAATCAAAGTCATAGGTACCAAGAGCAAAGATGCTTGGGTACATAGCATTGATGGTGTCGTTGATGGCGTTCTTAATCTCTTGGCGTGGGAACAAAGGTGCCATTGTTACTTTGGCATTTTGGTTATGAGCAGCAGCGCTTGTACCACGCTGCGCTCTGCCCCATGGAGCAAGGCTTAATGTATTGGCTACATTGTCTGTAGAGTTGACGAATACAATTTCATCGTCAATCTGTACATAACCACGCCCAATAACCGAAGCATCATAAACGCTTAAGGTTGTGGCTGTGCTAGTGGCATTGCTTACTAGCCAAGTAGCAGGCTCTGTGTTCTCTGTATAGCCATGCAATACAGCCTCAACACGGTCTGCTAGTTGTCCGAAAGTACTCATAGGTCAATGCTCCTTAATGCAACCACGGCTGATAATCCAGAGGTGCCAGCAAGTTCATTGCAGATGGCGTTTAAACCTTTGTAGTCATTTGGCTGGCGTGTAGAACTAGCCTTGTAATTGAGGGCAGCAATGAGTCCTTTGCCAGTAGTTCCAGCCCATGCATTAGCAGCACCCTGTGGTGCCTCATAGACCGTATAAACAGGGTATGTACCGCCATTGGCTAGACGGTTAAGTTCACCCGTAAGTGTGCTTCCTGCTGCTCCTGTTGCCATTACTTGCCTTTCTTCTTAGCCTTGCGAGCCACTGCTGCGTTATCTACTAGGTTCGGATACTTCCGACCCGCAGCCTTTGCACGAGCCTTGGCAGCAGCCTTCTGTGCAGAAGTAAGTTTTGTAGATGTCTTTTTTGGATTCTTCTTGTCCCAAAATGCTTTACCTTTCACCACTTCACCTTGTCTGCCCAATACGCTGCACTCATCTTGCCCTTAGCAATGTTCTTTGCATGGCGGGCTTTAAATGATTTCTGTCGCTTTGTGGGCTGTCTATCGCCTGTTACGCCTTGTTGACCAAAACGGATGGTCTTTACTTGGCTACCTTCTTTTGCTACCACCACATGTGATTTACTTGGGTGGCTTGGTGTGCGCTTTGGTTTATTAAAACCAGATACGCCAGCCCTCGCTAAACGAGGGTCGCGCTTACTTCTTTTTTCCGCCACGCTTAGCAGCCTTCTTCTTAGCCATGCCTGCTTCGCTCATAGCAATAGCAATGGCTTGCTTCTTAGACTTAACAACGGGTCCACCCTTACCTGAGTGAAGGGTTCCGCGCTTGTATTCGCCCATTACTTTGCCAACTTTCTTGGCTGCTGCTTTCTTCTTCATTAGTCGTAATCCTCCATGTCGTTTTCTTCCATCTTGTACATAGGGGTTTCGCCAATACGGATAATCGGTTTGTTGTAAATGGCTACATTAGGAGCCTTTGGTAGTTCTGTAGGGGTTCTGCCACCAACACCGTAAGGTGTGACAGTTCCGAAGCAGTTGCACTCAATGCACATTATTCTTCATCCTCATCTTCGTAGATGTCCTCATCTTCAATAGTGGGAGAGGGCAGTCCCCACAACGGCTCTGGAACAATAGGTTCAATCGTCATCATCTTCCTCCAGCATCCGCTTAATCTCATCCTCAGAAGGTGACTTGTATGACACCCAACTTGGATAAGAGTCTTTATCTATTACAAAAGCCATGGCTACATCAGATTTAAAGCCTGACTTGAGCAAGGCGTGGTAGTACTCATTGAGCCAAATACAATACATTTCCAGTTCTGTATACGACTCATCCTTGACTGTGCGCACACGCTTTACTGGTTGTTTTTTTCTTGGTGGTTTGCGAGCAGCCATGATTCCTCCCTATGCTCCGAACGCCTTGCCTGTTTCATTTGAAATCCGTACTGCTTCTTGAACCTTCTTCATGCTGGTTCCTGCTGGCTGTATGCCCTGAGCGCGGGCATCTCTATATGCCTGTAATTCTTTATCCCATTTCTTTGAGGATACCTTTAGATTAGAGTTAGCATCTCCTGTATTCATTACAAGAGTTCCTAACTTGCAACCAAAGCAACCCTCAACAAACTCTGGATGGGTTTGTTTTTGATGTAGGTTCATGCTGGTGTTATGTACTCTCCGTAGCCTTGCGCTGTTAGCGCATCGGCTGTCTGTTGTGTAATCAGAGTTGAGGTACCGCCTGGGTAATACTCCTCGGCAGTGTTTGTCAGAATCTGACTTGGGTATCTGTATGAGGAATATACACCGTTTAAACGCAAGACTGAGATACCACGCGCTATCTTGTAGCGAGCAAAGAGGATGTTATCCCCTGCTGGAGTTTCATCTACCGTAGGGGTAGTGAAGTAATACATTGACATTAAGCCTCCTAATGGACTCACCCCGAAGGGGCAGACTTTTCAAATATGCCTACCCCTCAGAGTCAATCAACTACAGAGCAGCGATTGAAGAACCAGTTTCAATGCGGTATAGCGCCTCATTGCGGTAGATGCTCCATCCGAGAACACCGTACCAACCGATTGGGCGGAAACGCATCAACTTATCAGTGACTGGTCCGATAACAACATTTGGCTCCTGTGATACGGCTTCTGCCAATGCTTGCTTTCCAGCAAGGATTGTTGAGAATACGCGAGTTACAGGGGTTACAGTTACAACAGTAGTTGCAGAAACTGCACCAGTGTTAGCGGTGTCAACAGTGAAAGTTGTTGTTGAACCTGAAGTTGAGATTGCAGTAATCTTGGCACCTGAAGCGATACCAGTTCCTGAAACCTTGTCGCCTACTTCTGCACGAGTTGCGATGACTGCAGATGAAGCAACACCGAAGGTGAAGCCTGCTGATGTACCAGCAACAGTTACTGCTGTGGTAGCAAGAGCGGTCTGGTCAGCACCTGACTTAGCAGAGTACATGCGTGGGTTTTCAATATAGAAAGCACCTTCGTAAGTTCCGATGGAACCAGCAAACAAGTTGCCGAGTGATGCATCGGTGTGTAGGTGCGATTCACGCCAGCCAACCGAGCCTGTTTCGGCACGGAGGTCGTGTGATACTTCTGGGTGAATACCGACCCAGTAAAGGCTTCCAGCGCGTGGAACTGCCTTGTTGGAGCGGAGTTTAGCAACAGCCTTGCGGAGGTCAGCAGAATCAATTGTGTCTGATGCTGTGATTGTTGCGGTTGATGTGCGTGTTCCACCGTAGATAACATTGGTTCCTGCGACAAGGACATTTTGTGCCACTGTGTCTAGTGAGTCAGCCATGTTGTACGCAATGATGTCTGCAACAGCAGGGTCAACATCTGATAGTGAGAACAACTGTAGTTTACGGGTAACAAGTGATGCATTTCCGTACTCATTGAGAGTTACAGATACGGTATCAACATTGTTCAAAGCAACTGCATCTACATCTGTTGTTTCAGAGAGAGTGGAAGTTGCTGCTGCCAAGTCGTTGTAAAGTGAGAATACAACGGAGTTGCCTGGCATAGCCTGTTGTACAGGCTTCTTATCCGCAACAGCACGAATCATCGGCTGAGCGCGGAGGGCAAATTCAACATAACGGTCATACGCTGTCTTGACTAGACCAGCGAGCGCCGAGGTGTCTGTATATGCCATGTAGGTTCACCTCCTGGTGATTGGTTGATGTGTGAGTTATTTATTGCAATCCAAGGAGTGCATCTAGGTCCTCACGAGTTTTGGCTCCTGCAATCTTTGCAAACGCATCTTCGTCAACATCTGGCGCAGTGCCAGTTGCAACGAGATTATTGATTCTTGCTTGTGCCATAACTTCTGGACTCTTTTGTGCAGGCTTTTCTTCAGATGGAGTTTGGATTCCAAATACATCGCCGTATTCATTCACCCAAGTAGTGATTGCCTCCTCAGAGGAATCAATATCTTGTGGGATAAATGCAGCAATCTTTGGGTTTAATCCCTTAGCCTGTAGCACATCCTTGACAGTACGCTGACGGGTCTGAGTTTTCAGACCGCTCAACTCCTGTTCTAGTTCTTTCGCACGCTTTTCTAGCGCACGGTTTACTTTGCGGAGTTGTCCGACAACATCAGTAGTTGTGTCGTCATCTTCGTCATCGTATTCGTAATTGGTAGCCATCTACCTATCTCCCTTTTGTTAGTTGTATTCGCAATCCACAAGGCAGTTCGGGGAAACTACTTTGGCTATTGCTTCCAGACTTATACGCCCCCCTGGGCTGGTCGGTCAGGGTGGGGATTCTTATATTGTGGTTGTACTTCTTAAGGTTGAGCCTGTTACGCCACCACGAGCACTAAAGCGGGCTGCTTCACGCTGAGCGCGTTGCTGTGATGCAAGCAATGCTTCTGGACTGCCTTCAATAACAGCCTGCAACGCTTCTTGTTCATTGTATGTAACGCCTTCAAGTTGAGCAAGGCGTTGTTGTGTACGGCGTAATTGACCTGCACTGCCAAGTGCCTTGGCAAGTTCAGCCTCTGAAAGTTTTGCATAGGATTCTGTACCAGCAATGTTTTCTGCTTGTTGTGCTGTGATGCCACCGAGAGTAAATCCAGCAGCACGACCAATTCCTACAAATTGTGCAGCCTTAGCCTGCTTCTGAATCAATGGTAATGCACGCTCTGCATCAAGAACAAAGGCTGTTAAATCGCCTTCTCCTACGCCATAAAAATCTATTAGTTGTTGTTTAACCGCAGGGTTTAAACTACGAGCCAAATCTTGACCTACTTGTAGACGGTCTTGGAATTCCTTTGGAGATACTTCTTTTCCAATCAAATCACCAAAGTCATCTGGCGTGTCGTAGAAACCTTTAGGAATATCAAAGAAACGAGCAGTTTGAACCATAGCATTTTCGTTTTTCATATACTCTGATTCAGTAATAGTACGACCTGCCTTACGCAACGCAGCCATACCAGGAAAACGCCTTTGATATTCTGGTTGGTCGTAAAGTTCAAGCATGACTTGTTCTTCTGAAACATCAGCCATAATACGGCGGTCAATGAATCCAGCAAGTCCTTCAAGACCATAACCTGCCAACATTGTGGTTAATTTGTCTTTAGCCTTTACCTTAAGAGCCAACTTAGCAGCATCTGCTTCAGCCTTTTGTTGAGCAGCAAGTGCATCAAACTTAGCCTGTTGTGTAGCCAATGCTTTTGTAATAGCAGCATCTACATCTGCTTGAGTTAAACCTTTAGTACTACTTGCTCCGTCAGTACTGCCTGAACCATCAGTTGCTGCATTACTGGCATTAGGCTTGCTAGACACAAAAGAAATATAATTACCGCTTGCATCTGTTGTAAATCTAGCACCAAATGTTTGGTAACTACCAGGACCAGTAGCAACTTGTAATTGCTGGCTTCCATCAGAATTTGTAACAATTCTATAGCCAAGATAACCAGCAGAGGAACCAAATAGTTTTTCTAGTCCAGCAGGAAATGACCCTGCGGTAAAACCAGCAGGAAGATTACCAGTAGCAATGTTATTACCATCTGTGCTTGGTGGGTTTGATGTTGTCTTTAAAGTATTAGCACCAACTGCACTATTGAAGGTAGCCTGAGTAGCGCCACCTTGAGAGCGTGTTTCAGCACTTGAAGCCTGCGGAGAATCTATTGGAGTTTGATATAACTTCCAACGACCACTTGAAGCCCCACCAATCCAACCGTAATACTTAACCATGTTAGGGTCATCTTGTTCAGCCTCTGGGCGAACTGTTGGGTTGCGCATTGGGTCTGCTTCAGCACGAGCCTTGGCTGCATCTGCTAAACGCTTTTCACGCTCTGCTTTTAATTGGGCTAAGCGTTCTTCTCTGTCAACTGCCATTAGATTGCCACCAATCCAAATTTGTTTAACATGCTGATTCCATAACCCTCATACAAGCGTGTGGCATTTTCTGTATATTGCCAACGGTCATCTTGCTTGATTAACTTTTCTGCATCCCATGCTGGTCGCATCATAATCTTGCCTGTTTTTTCATCAGCCATTGTAAATATCTTGCCGTCTTTCCACAATGGGTCGTTCCAATCAAGAGTATCTTCATCAACCTCAAGTAAGTCAGCCCATTTCTTACGATGCAAGGAAGTTACATCCCATAAAGTACGACCTGCTGCAAAGTCATCTGAGAACATTGGATAAAGTAAAGCCTGCTTATCTGCAATCTCTTTCTTGATTTGGTCAGGTGTAGCCTTAACGCGTAATCCGTCAGTGGTTACTTCACCAATTAAACGGCGTTGATAATCGGTTGCAGTCTGTTGGCTAATGGGTACACCCATGAGGTTTGCATAAGATGTAATATCTTGAATGGTGTCAACATAGGCACCACCGCCAGCCTTGCTAAAAATATCTTTGTTAGAAACAATAGAGTTCTCAATGTAGTCTTTTTCCCAACCATTGAGGAATGATGTTTCTGCTAAACCTGATAGATAAGTTGCAATTACTGGGTCTTTTAGGTCAAGACCAAGGGCTGATGCAATACCAGATATGGTGATTTTATATTCACTGATATTCTGGTTGTACCATTTCTCGCCATACTTAAACTTGCCAGCAATGTTGGCTGCAACTGTAGGACCATTCTTGAGATACCAGTCGCTGCTGGTAATCATGTCAACAATTACGCCTTCGGCGTATAAGAACTTACCTGTTTTAGGGTCGCGTACAGCATCATAGATAGCACGAAGTTGGTCAACATTTTTAAGTAAATTTACAATCCAACTTGTCATTGTTGGTATTAGTGTGCTGTCATCATCTTGCTTAAATGGGTCACTGCCACCATCGTCTACAAGAGGTCCACCTTCACCAATTCTTGCCATATTAACCCCTTAGTCCTAATGCCTTTTCAAGGGCTGAACCAAATACATTTGCTGTCTGGAATTCCTTGTAGAGCGGGTCTTGCATTGCACGCTTTTCAGCCTCTGCAGCAGCCTCTGCCTCACCATAGCCTGGAGTTGTAACAGTCACCTTCTTGCCTTTGACTGTCTTAACCTCAGTTTTTGTAGGAGAAGCAAGTTGTTTTTCACGGACAAACTTAGCAAAGTCATCTGCTTCTGCATCATCAACGATGCGACCTGCTCGTTGTTCTAAATACTGTTTATACAGTTCTCTAGCGTTCTGACTCTTAATAAGTTGAGTACTGTATGAAGGACCCTTATCTGCTCCACCGCCCCATAAACCACGCTGAATATCAAGTAGTTGGTATGGAGTTAATTTTTGTCCTTGGCGATTAGCCTCTAGTGAAAGTTTACCCCATGTTTCCCATTGACTTTTAAGTTCTTGGAAACCAGCAGATGCGCTAACTACGCCTGCTGCTACTAACTTAGACTTCCACTCAGCCAAAGCCTTTGGATTAGCCATAGGAAATTGTTTGTTCCATTGGGTTAGTGAAATAATATCTGATTTAACCTCAACAGGGCGACCACCTGCAAATGAAGGAGGTGCGCTAGATACAATCTGTGGTTTACCAGTATAAACACCAGCACCGCCAACTACTGTATCTTGTGAACCCATGATTGCACCAATGTTGAAGTTAGGATTCTTCATTAGTTGCTGACCAGCAGCAGTATTGAGAAGGGCGTTTACATCGCCACCTGCTGCCTCATATTGAGCCATGCCCATCATTAAATCTGTATTAGCCTGGTCTGCAATAGCCTGCTGTTGTGCAGCAGCATCGGCTCCATCATCGCCACCAAATGCACCAACTACAGCACCAGCAATACCTAATAATCCAGCACGCTTTGCAGTTTTCTTAACATCTACTTTGCCATCTGGTTTTCTAGGGATGACAGTTTTAGCAAGTCCAGAAACAGCCTTGCCTCCAGCCTTAGCGCCAGCAACGGCAGAAGCAGCCTTAGCAGCAATCTTGCCAGGGCTAACTACTTCACCACTTAGTTTTGTCATAGCAGCAGTAGGAAGCATGCCCTTCTTGGGAAACTCTTTAAAAGCATCAGGATTCTTTACGAAATAATCAACTGCCTTTTTTAGGTTTTCATCTGGAAGGTCGGGATACTTTGCCCGCACTTGCCGTGCTATTTCTGCTCTAGTTGCCATAGTCCTATCCAAGTGTTACTGGGTCGTTTTGTAAGAATCGGTTATAGAAATCGCCAAACTCTGGAGAACCTTTACGAAGTTGTGCGATTGTTGAATTCCATAGCGCATCTAAGTCAGCATTATCTTCTGCTGTTAGCGTTGAAGCCATACCGTATGCCTTGCGGTTAGCAAGTTCGCGGGCTATTTGAGTACGCATATTGAGATATACAGCGATGGATTGAACTACTGGTCTGCGACCATTTTCTGCCATCCACTTAGGGTCTGACAACATGGTACGCATAGATTCCATGCGGTAAATCCACTTGCCTCTATCTACGCTGTAGTAGTCAGCAGCCCAATCTTGATTACGGCGGGTTAAGTCTGCAACCATCATTTGCTTGAGGGTTTGAAGTTCCTCAGCACCACTTTCGTTGTAAGACTCATAACCTTGAGCCTCTAGTTGGTAATCAAGTAAATCCATGTTCTTACGGAACTCAATCCAACCAACCTTTATATTGGCATCTTTCTTGAGTTCTGCAGGGTTACGGCGGGCGCGATAGTTCTCTGTTGAGCCAGGAACTGGAGCATTGCCATACTGCCATGCATATACAGCCTCTGAGAAGTCATACTTTCCATCTGGGTCATTGACTAAGAAGCCAATCATCTCAGGTGTTGTCTGACCAATCTTACCAATCAAGCCTTTGTACTTCTGGATATTTTGGAAAGCAGCCTGTGATGCTTGCGCACCTGTTGGGTTATATGAGGCGCTAACCAAAGCAGGACCCATTTCTGGGTACATCTGCAAGAACAACACCTCTGCATCTTGTCCATATACCTGTTGTAATCTACGGAATTGCTGTGTGTAGAAACTCAATGGTGAGTCATACTGTGCAGCAAATGGCATTACAAGGTTTGACAAGATACGAACTTTGTAGAAGTTGCTAGTTAAATCTGCAACCTCTTTAAGTTCAGGCATTGTGTCGCGCTCGCCAAGGTTGTAACGAATCAACTCATAGCGGTAAACTGTGTTAAATGTACGGCTCCATAGTTCATCCTGTCCAGCAAGAGAAGCCAACTTCTGTGCTGCTGGTGGGAACAACTGGCGTAGTGAACCTTCTTGTGGTCCAAATGGAAGCACTGGCAAAACGCTAGAGGTAACAATATCCTCAAGGTCTGGTTTTAACTTAACAATCTCATTGACTGGCAATGTAACGATTGGACCAAAACCTGCAATAACTTCACCTTGCATGATGACATCCATGCTTCGGATTGGAATAGAAACCTGTGTTCCTGTGGAACGGATAGCCTCTGCCATGCCCTTGCCCCATACTGGAATCTTGCTAATGCCCTCAATAACACCTTCAGACATTGGCACAACAATCTTGTTCTCATAGGAGAACTCAGTTGTTGGGTTTCCATCTTGGTCAACCACATTTGGCTGATTGCGTAGCGAGGACACAATTTGTCCAGCACGAGCAATAACTGCAGGGTTTTCCTTGGCAAGACCTGACCAACGGCGGATGGTGTTCTCCCATGCGTTAAAGAATGGCATGATGAAGCGCATCTTCTCGCCTGCGTAGGACTTGCGGATAATTGTAAAGAGTGTCTTGTTTACTTCTTTGCGTGTTGCCTCAATAGCATCACGGCGAAGCCCGTTAATTTCATCAACAGTTAGTTCTAACTTGTTATCGTTTAAACGCATACGCTTTGTAGCCAATGCGATGTCCATACGCTGTGTCATATCTGAGCGGTAGATTTGACGAGCCAATGGGTGGCGAGCAAGCGTTGTTTCAGGCAGTGAACCTAAGAAGTAGAACGCTCTGTCAACAACCTTTGCTAAGCCTTCTTGCCAGTTACGAGCCTGTGGGCTAGTAGGCACAATGCGACCAATAATGTCTGGCATCTCTGTAGCCTCAGCAAAATGCTCACGCAACCAAGACTCAGTAATTTCTCCATTACGGAAGGCTTCCTGCACTTGTCTATCTGGCAGGTAGCGATTGTAGGCGCTATACAAGTCACCAACAAAATCTTCTGCATCAATGGATACATCTAGGCGCTCTGAAGCAACCTTGATTCCTGGCACATCAATGTTAAATCTGCGGGCATACTCAACATTATCTGGGTTGCGTAGCCATGCCACGATTTCTTCGGGGCGTGCATTGTTAAGCATTTGCTCAATGATTGGGTCAATACGACCATCTGGGCTACGGAAGAAACTGTTAAGTGAGTTTGCATAACCTGCGTAGTAGTCAGGCATTGCAGGTGTAAGGGTTTCCTCAACAAAGTTACCATGCTCAGCAGCAAATAGTTGTGCAGGATGGTCAACAAATCGGCGGTAAGTTTCTGCGCTGTTTGTGCGGTCAAGTAGGATGCTTCCTAATTCACCAGCAAAAGCATCATCTACTTCTACCTTGGTGCCATCATACAAAGTAAGAATTCTGCGACCTGTGCCTTGAATAGCCTTTGGTGCGCCTAAGCGTTCTTCTTCAACAATTCTTCCGTTTAAACGCTGTAGTAGTGCTTTTAATTCTTTTTGGCGTGTAGCCTGTCCGTCAGCAATTTCACGGACAATAGTTGCTAAGCCTTCGGTTGGGTATTTACCTCTGCCGATGGATTCGGAGATTTCATTAACGCGCTGTCTAAAATTCTCTGGGCGAGTAACTCTGCGAACGCTCTGCGTTCTTGTGAGTTCATCTGGTTTAACGGCTTTTGTGCCTTTACCCAATGCAAATGCTGCGCTTGCTCCGACATCTCCTGTGCCTTTCGTGTCAATGTACTCAAGGTTTCCTATATCAAAGACACCCTGCTGGTTTCTGTCCTTGCCAATCTTAATGGCTTTCCCACGATTTTCAATTACATTTACGGGGTCGGACTTAATATGAGGAACGCCATCAATATCGTCAATCCAAGTACCAAAATACTGTGCATCGCCAAACTTATCAAAATTAGCCTCAATATGGGCAGCAACAGAATCAACCCAAGCCTGTGGGTTATTCCTTGCATCTTCCAACGAAAACGCATGGGTTGCGCCACGGATAGATACTGCCACGCCTTTTGTAGGTACATCGCCTGATACATTATCAGAGAACTTAAATGTTCCGCCACCTTGAGCCATGGTGCGCTCAATAATCTGTAGGATACGAGCATCCTCAGACAGCAACTGCTGTTGCTTCTTGATTGCTTCTAGGCGCTTGCGAGCCAGAGCCTCTGTTGGTTTACGACCAAAGGCTTCTACCATCTCAGGGTCAACAAGTACTGTGGAGTAACCGTTAGCCTTGTTATCAGGCAAGGTTAGTTTGCCAACACCATTGGCACGCATCCATTCAAGTAGTTGCTGTTCTTTGCCTTCCCAAGCAGCACGATTCTTCCACTGGTTTGCTCCACCAGTGATACCAAGAATCTTCTGTAGTTCAGGGTAATCCTCAAGTCCAAGACGGGCTTGGTTACCACGGAAGGTAACAAGATTTACTGAGCGACCATAAACCTTTTGGCTAAGGGTGATGCCCTCGTTGCCAGGTTTGCGAATTCTAAATTCACCATTAAGTAACATTTTTTGTGTTACGGTGTTTGGGTCAATAGTTGTCCAACGACCAGTTGATGGGTTAAGAACCTCAACACTATTACCGTTGTTAACGCTGTTGATAAATCCGTCACGCATATCAGCAGCAATAGTTTCCATTGCTTTGCTTGGCTTGCGTGCTGGCTGCTTGATTAGTTCGCCAGTTTCTCTTGAGCGTAGATTCTTTGGCATTGGATAAGCCCGACCAGAAATACGCTTGTAAATTTCTGAGGCGTTAATGCGAGGCATACTTGCTGTGGCATAACGCTCTGCAATATCTTGACTTGTTGACATTGCTAAGGGGCGAGTTGTGTCTAAGTCATTGATAACTCTTGATGTTCCATGGAATAACCACTCACCAGTTGCATATTGGAAAACATCGGCAACTTCCATGTATTGCTCATCGGTTAGTCTGCCTGAACGATAAGCACGCTCAAAGGCTGCTAGGTGTGCATAAACATCATCTAGCAAGCGCTCGCCTGCAAAAATCTCTGTCTGTAAAGTAGACCATTGCTTGCGCAACTTAACAGAATCCTCACGCAACCCTTGTGCTACAAGTCTGCGGTCTGTTAGGCGCTCAACATCACGGACACGGTTTGTGTACCAAGACTTAAATCCTTCACGGTTTAAGTCACCCAATGCCATAAGTCCATAACCTTTACCAAGGATAGACATACCTGCTTCTGTAAGGTTACGAACTGTATAACCAAGGCGAAGTAGAACAGATGCTTTCCACATGTCATTTAGTACACCAGTTGTGTACTTCCATGAATCTGGGTCAAGAACTTCTGTTTGGCGATTGAGAGTATTGATGAAACCTTTGTTCTTCTCAATAACTCTAAAGTAATTCTGTAGGTCAACCATTGGTAGTGCGTTAGCACCTTGGCGCTCTAGGTAAGGAATCTTCAAGATGACATCATCATCAGTCATCAAGAACTTACGGTCCTTAATCATCTGTCGTGCAGTTTCACGGCGAGCCTTGTACTGGCTCCAAATTACCTGTGCTGCCTCATCGGTTAGTCCAGCCTTCTTATTTAGTGCAGAAATAGCCAAGTCCTCAAAAGACTCTACAACTCTTGCACGAAGTTCTGGTACTCCACCTGCTCGGATGTAATCCTGTAGGTGGCGGTCAATAATTGGCTGTGCTTCTTCCTTGCCAACTAGACGGCGTAATAGTTCACCGAAAGCAGTTAACTCGTTAAATGAGTCACTATCGTTTAAATTCAAATAACCTGCTGGAGTTTCAGCAAATGCATCGCCAATTTTGCGCATACCGAAGTTGTATACGGCAATGATTGGGTGATACTTAGTTGGTTGAAAAACACCAACCGTTGGGAAATCTGTTGGTTTGTCTACTCCACGAATACGACCAGCACGGCGTTCAGCGCGGTTCATAGCCAACTTTTCAAATACTGGCTTACCAAATGTACGCTTAGTTAAATCAGCCTGACGGTCATTGAAAGTGTTGAGCATACGGAAGTATGGGTCTTTCTCAACAGTCTTAACTAAGTCACTTGCTGCATCTAACTTATTGACATCATCAGTAATGCCGTTAGTTGGAAGATTGTTTAGAATCTTCTCATCGGCTTGGCTTACGCCTTTGAGTTTGTCAAAAACAAAACTTAAATCTCTGCGCTTTTGTACAAGACGAGCCATGGCTTCTGTATCGCGTAGCGCTGTAGCCATGAGTGTATCTGCTACATCATCTACCGTACTTGCCTCACCCAAGAGATACGATAATGTATCTGCATCGTTTGATGCTTCAATCATTGGGTGATTACGGATTGCAACTCTATCCGACTTAGCCATCCAAGAAAGGGTGTTGTAGATTTCTCCACTTTCTTCACGACCCTCGTTAATCATCTTAGATAGAGTCTGTGGCGAAATAATTGTCGTGTTGCGGATACCACGAGGTAAAACAAAATCACGGGCAAGACTTGCTGCATTTGCATCTTTTGCACCGAGTGGGCGCATAACAGTTGCTTTGCGAGCAAGACCTGCTGCCTTACCAATCTTACCTAGCGGGTCTGTTACTGTTGTAAAAAATGTATCGTAAGCACCGCTTACTGTGCGGGCTGACCAGTCAGTTTGAAACACCTTGCGGTCATTAGGATTAAAAATATCAAAGTCTGCGCTGAACTCTGCTTCACCAAGTGTGCCAGGTATGCGTGACTGTAGGTAGGTAAGTGCTTGACCTGGAGAAATCTGGTCACGGTTTTCCCACGATTTCTTAATATCACCTGTGGCTAAAGTTGTTAGCGCTGCAGATAATGGTTCACGAAGGTAACGACCACCAACATTGTATGAAACCATTGCTGTTGGTAGTAAAACTTTTTCAAATGCTGCACCTGCAGTCTTGCGAATTGGGTAAGAAGCACCTAGTACCGTTGAACGGAAGGTGTCACCAGCGATATTAAATGCATCTGACACCCAGTTTTTGTCGTTAGACGACACGGTTGCGATGTCAAATAACAAAGTTGGTAAGCCAATCTCGTTGGCAAATCCATTACCTTGCAGTTTTTTCGCTGCATTACCCAGTATTTCGCTAAAACTCATAGTACGCTTTTTAAGTACCTTACATAGTTACGAAACGAATTAGATGTTTCTGGCAATTCTGCCAATATGGACAAATAAGGTAGTGCTGCACGCATACGGTTTGCATCTTCACCGTTAGCCATTTGGTCTGATGCGTACATTGTTTCTTGACCAAATGCTCCACCTGTGCGAACATCCTCATTAGGGCGCTGTGTTGGCGCATTGAGTGGCACTAAAGGTGTTGCCGAGTCGCCACGAAATGGGCGTTGGCTAGATGGTGATGGTACGCGAGAGAAAGCAGGATTGCTTCCTTCTAATTTTGCAGCAGTCTGCAAGTCATAGAAGTCCTGTGCATTGTCTATACCTGCTGCAAATCGTGCAGGCTGACCATTAGTACCTGCACCGCCAGTAGCAGACACTTGAAAGTTCTGCTCTTTTGCTTTTGCCATTTTCCCTCCCACTTAAGTTCGGATTTAAATTTAGTTGAGCAGTTTTTAGACTTGCTCAGGTCGTTTAATTACTTGTTGCGTGAACCGCGAGTTCCTGTTGGGTTCTTGCTAAAATATGTCTTGCCACCCTTTGAGGAAGCCTTCTTAGCCATAAGTGGCTTCATTGTGTTTGGCTTTCCTGCTGAACCTTGGTTTGCTGGCTTCTTGCCTGCTTTAATCTTCTTCATCCCTGTCACCTCCCTTACGCTACTGGTAGTCGTCTGACGAGGGAAGCCTGAAGATTAGGTTCACCTCTTTGGGTTAAACTTGCTAAAAGTGACTGAACATCTGGTCTACCGCCTGGAGCAATTTGTCCAGGAGCAACACCAAGCATCCGACCAGTGGCACTAAGACCCTGTGGAAGTTGCCCCTCACCTGGAGGGACCGCACCTGGCTGCCCAAGCATGTCGGGACTTACGATTCCTTCAGGGGTCATCGCACCAGGTGGGGGATTCTCTGGCTGAAACGCCTCTGATACTGCCTGTTCAATAGGCGTACCTTTCTGGCGTTCATTTATGACAGTAGATAACTTGTACAAAATATCTGACGGATTTTGTCCCTGAGAAGCAAGTGCAGGAATTGCTTGTGCATAAGAAGCAATTGCTTGCTTCATTGCATCGCGCAAATCTTCAGTATCAACCTTTTCTTCTTCTTGTGTTGCATTGAAAGAGAAAGGCATCTGACGGCGTAGGAAGTCGCGGGAAATCAATTTATCTCCACGAGCCTGTAGACCAAACACTAATGCACGGTTAGGGTCAAGTCCTGCCATCAATCCATACTGAACATCAACGGTGTAGTCACCGTCAATGTCGCGTGATGGCTTGTATTTGATTGCGTATGGAACTCCATTGCGTGTACCGCGTAGAGTTTTCTCCATATCGCCAAAAACTTTTTCATCAACTTTGAGCGCAAGCCCAATAAGTTCAACAAAAGCACGAGCAAACATTGCATGTGCAGTTTTGATTTGTGTGTCAAATCCACCCATGAGTGCCTGTACGCCACGACCTGTGACGATAGAAGCATCAATGTTTCCTGTGCGGGATTCTGGGTAACGACTTCCTAGACGGAGTTCTCCTTCAAGAACCTGCTGTTGTGCGAAAGCACCTGCTGGTATCTCAATAGGCAATCTGCGAACATCTGAAGGTCGGTCAGTTCTAATAACAGCATCTGGTCCAAAGGCTAACTCATTTACATCTTGAGGGGCTACGAGTGGTGCTTGAACCGCTTTAGTTGCTGCTTCAAGAGATAGAAGCGCATAGCGAGCCTTAGCAACCTGAATTGCAAGAACATCGTCAAATTGACCTCGCGTTTCGCCATCCAAGGATGGTCGCTTAACAACGCGAACAAGACATTCGCCAATCGGATTAGGCGTTCTATCAATAACGATATTGTTTCTTGAAGGGACAAAAAGAATATCTTGGTCTTTGTCATGATAGCGAACAATCTCCAACATTGAATCTGTAGAATCTTTGTCATACAGTAAATGTGCATACTCTGGGTATGCGCTCATCAGTTCAGCCAAAGGCTTCTTGATACGCTGATACATGCCGTGTACTTTTCCAAATCTGTCAATGATTGGGTAGCATCCGTAGGAATCCATAAATCGGATGCGTGGCATGTTGTTCTCTAAATCAACTTCAACCTGAGCAGGTACGAATCCGTAGGATACATAACGGTCAGAGGCTGGAAACATCTGTGTTTGTAAGTCTGAAAAGTCAATAATGCCGTTAACGATTTCTTCTCGTTTGTCAGCCTTCTTGCGTTCTTTGTCAGACACCATAGATGGGGAATTACAGTTAAATGCGGGTAGTGGCGCTATAACTTCAGACAAGTCACGAGCAGAAATATCTACCATGTTTGCAACGATAGGATTCTCAAATGGTCCGTCTGGGAACAAATCTGGGAAAACATCGCGCATGCGACCCTTACGAACAAGAAGTACTTGTTCCATGCGGGTGTCACGGTCAGAGTACAACTGGCGATAACGCTCGTAGTTGTCTTTGATTTCGTCTAGCGAGAGTGGCACACCCACCTCCTGTTCTAATAGATGTCGCTGAGTGTTACGGTGTATTGCTTAGATTTATCGTATGGAGTGTGGAACATATTGATGCTGCTATGAGTGCGTGCAAATGTTCTTGCGTTAGCGACTCTATCTCTGCATCCAAGTTCTGCAAACCAGAAAGCCATCAC